GTCTCGGAACAGCACAGTCAGTCATCAACACGCTTGTAGCACACGTTAGTCCTCAGTTCTTGGATATCTCCGTACCTGCGCCCAGTCTCCGTGGGCAGTCTCGTGCAGAACTGATAGAAAAGTTCCTGACTGGTGCTCACCACATGATTGAGCACCGCACTCCTGTCTACCGTGAACTGACCAAGCATGCTGGTCTGTACGGTATCTCGTGGGAGAAGGTTGAGTTTATTGCCAACGAGTGGGAGGACTTTCCTGAGCCGCCCGGAGTAAGTGAAGACAAAGACTTCACATACCGTGAAAAGATTCAGGACGTTCTTGACCGACGGTCTATCACATGGCCGATTAAGTCCGTTGTAGTTAACCCGCAGCGTTTGGTGTGGGACATGAACAACGGCACTCAGCCTCGCTGGATTATCTACGAATACCAAGTAGACGCTGAATGGATTCAGGCGCACTTTCCTAAGTGGAAGAACTACAAGCGTGGGTACGTCAACTTCAAAGAAGTCTGGACTCACAGCAACGTAGCTTATGTTGCAGACAATAGCTGGGTGATGGAGCCACGGCGACACGGGTACGGTCGCTTGCCGTGGATTATGTACTGGCCGCAGATGGGCTTGGATACTGGCAACATGGAGCCAGACAAGCTGTACATGGGACTGCTCAACGGTTCCATTGAAATGATTCGAGCGCAGAGCCAGCTTGCTTCGCACTACATCGACATTGTGGGTAAGTCAGCATGGCCTACTTTGGAATTCACCGGCCCTCCTGGAATCACAGAAGAAGTTCAGGCAGTCTGGGATGACACGCCCGGAGCCAAGAATATCAAGCCACCGCAGGTGCAAGTCAGTGTCAGTCAGACACCACGACCGCCTTCGGAAATTGGCGTAGCTAAGCAGTTTCTCGATGAAGCCATTGAAGCCAATACTGTACCGGCTGTGGCGCGAGGTCAACGACCTACTGGTGCTGCCTCTGGCTATCACACTGCTGTCCTTGCTGGAATTGCATCGCTCAACTTCGGTGCAGTCAAGGAAGCTATGGAACGTGGGTTGCAGGACAAGGGTGAGATTATCCTGCGTATTGTCGAACATGTCATCAATGACAAGGTTTCTGTGTTTGGCAAAACAGAAGTTGGCGTACTAGATGCCGTACTCAAGCCAAACGATATCAGGGGACACTACGTCAACATTGTTCGCATCAACTCTGTCAGCCCTGAAGAACAAGAGCGACGATTGAACCTGTGGGCTAATCTCTGGCGTGCAGGGTACGTTGACCTCGACACTGCTCTCCGCAAAGGTGGAGTTAGCAACCCACTGGAAGTTCAAGCCAAGATTCTGGAAGAGAAGTTCCTCAACTCTCCTGAGATTCAGCAGCAGCTACAGATGGCTGCGGCTTCTAGGATTCCTGCTATCCAAAACATTCTTGAAGCAGGTGGTGCACAGCAGCCAGAGGGCATGGTTAGCGCAGAAGATGTTGCGCGTAATATTTTAAACACTCAAGGTTCGATGCAATTGCCTAATGCTGGAAACTTCCAGATGGGCAACCAGATGGGTACACGACCACAGGCTCCCGGCACTGGCATACCAACGACAACTCGTCCTGTGATGCCAGGGTCAATGCAAGAAATGCAACAGGTAGCTGCTGCTATTTCTGGCCCTCGTACTGGAAACGTAAGAGTTCCAACGGCTGACATTTCACCGGGAGCAAGGGGTTAAGATGGCTAAGACAAGTCATCCACTAGAAATGGCGTTTCTCAGGTTTGACGAAGCTACTAAGATGTACTTCACAAAGATTGAGAACAGTTTTAAGAACGTCGGCAAGATACCGGATGTACGGCAGCCAGTAAAGCGTACTCCAAAGAAAAACATTTACACTGACCAGATGACACCGTTTGGAGCACCATAATGCCTAGCTACTTAGTAAAGTTTCCTGAAAATTATAAACTGCCCGCTGGCAACATTCTAATTGCGGAAGGAAGCACCATTCAAGATGCAATTATTAAAACTGCTCGTGAAACTGGAGTTCCTGCTGCTGTTATAAGCGCAGAAGCAGTTAGTGAAAAAACAGCAAACGAAATATATGGGACGCTGCCGGGCTTGAGTGGGCAGGGCAGACAGTCTATAAACCCAGGTAGGTATCAAGCAAATCCTGATTTCAATTTTTGGAATCCATTTTCCAGTCAACCTAAATATACTCTTGAGCCTACTAAACAAACAACTCCATTTTTCCAAAGTCTTACGCCGTACACTTTAGGTGGCGCAGGGGAAGATATATTTTTTCAAGATGAAATGCTGCCTAGTGTGTATATAACACCAAGCGGTAAAACGACCAAATTGAGCAGTTTTGAAAGAGAAGCCCAAAATTTAGCAGCTCAAAATGCTGCTGGCTCTTATTACGGCACAGCAGATGACCCTAATGCTGGTCAATTTAGTGTAGTTAATCCTTTTGCTCAAGGTGGAAGAAGCGCAAGAGAAGTTGGCCCCCTTCAGGTTTATGGCACTCAATTTACAATAGACCCACTAACAGGGAACGCGATACCAACAACACCTAATGGGCAGCAAAGGGCAGCAATACCTCTATCGCAGTTAATACAAGATGCTAGTAAAAGTGTCAGCAGTGTCGGTGACGGCGATGGTGGTGACGGCGGTGGTGGTGACGGCGGTGGTGACGGCGGTGGTGGTGAGGCAGTATCTCCAACTGAAGGTTTTCTAGCAGTGTTGTCTGCTATTCAGAGCATGGCAGATGTTGCACCTGGCGGGTTGTTTAACTTAAATGCCTTGCTAGCTGCTATTACTGCTAACCCAAGTTTGTATTTGATAGAAGAAACAACTCCTATTACAAATCCAGACGGAACTACAACTTATATAAAAAATCGAGTTATCAACCCGGTAGTTGCACAGTTGCTAGACCTTCAGGCTAGTGGGCAAACTAACCTTACTAATATTGAACTTGAGAGAATCCTTCAAACTGCAAACGTAGATATAAAGCGTATTGAAGGCGAAAACGCAGTTAACCTTGCAAAAGAAAACAACGCCAGCGCAGAAGAAATACAGCGTATTCAATCCGCAGCACAAGAGGCAGTTGGGCTGGCTCAAGCTGCCGCTACAGAAACCGCAGCAAAATACGGAGCAACTTCTCCTTTTGGTGCGCTAGCTGGGGCTGGTGCTTCAGTTGACGAGGTTTCTCGGCTTGCTGAATCTCTTGCGCGTGGCGGCATGAACCCGCAAGACGCTATTCGACAGGCACTGGCTACAACTGGTGGAGCATACGGTGCTCTTGGCGGTATTGCTGACGGCTATACTGTAGGCGATATTGCAATGCTTGCCAGAGGTGGTTTGACCCCAGAGCAGCAACTTGCTCAAGCTAGGGTTCAGGCATTGCCTGGGCTTGCAACAATATCCCCGCAGTCGCTCGGCGGGCTGTCAGCAATTCTTGGGCAGGAAGCTGTTCGAGGATTGTTCAGCCCTTTTACTGGTCAAGCACAACAGCCTCAAATGGCACAGCAAGCGCAAACACGAGGGCTTTCAAATACTGTGCAGCCATTCTCAACAATGCAAACAATGAGTGGCGCAATGGGTGGCGCAATGGGTGCGCCTACACCCACACTTGGGCGGTATGAAAGGTTAACTCCATTTGAGCAGGGTGTAGCAGGTGCAAACATCGCTGCTACAGGTCAGGACATTGAACAGGCCATTCTTGGCGTTACACCCGGAAGCACAGCGGCTAGAGGTTCGCTAGCTGCACAGGCACTTTAATGGTTACACAACAAGACCCACTTGCCCTTGTTGCACAACTGCGTCAACGCAGATTAGAGCGCGAGCGCGAGCAGCAGCAGCGTCGCCAAAATCAAATCAACTTAATTCAACAGTCTAATAAAGCAGCAGAAGCTGCACGAGCAGCGCGCGAAACACGCCAGCAGCAAGAAATCATAAATGCTCAAATAGCAAGTTATCAGCAGCAACCACAGGTTCAGCAGCAAATTTCAGGTGCGACTCCGTTTGCTGGGCAGCAACCTGTTCAGCCACAAGAAGACCAGCGATATGAGTTTGGTACTTTCTTTGGCTCAGGTGTTCTTGAAAACGTAGCTAAGACTGCTGTTGATGTTATTGACCCAGTTATAAACACAGCAGTTGGTCTAGGCGCACGCGCTCTGCCAGGTGACCAAGAGTTTGACAAGCAGTTGCGTGCTGTTAAAGAAGAACGCGAGACGCAAGGCAAGCCCGGTGGCCTTCGCGGTTTCTTAGCTGAGGGAACAGAAGCATCTCGTCGCGCAAATCCTTTGCAGCGCGGCGCAGAAATGGGTGCTGCTGTTGCGTTCAACATTGGTACTTCTTTGATTCCAGGCAATCAATTTGATGGAGCAGAAAAAGAATTTCAAGAAAGACGCAAAAAGTATTTTGAAGAAGAGACTGGCAAAGATTGGGACAGTAACAAGTGGCTCAATCCTAATGCTGACATAAGAGCAGCAATGCGTGCGTACAGGGATACTGACCTTCCGAAATACTGGAAGGGTACTCTGGAATTTATCTTTGACCCAGTAAACGCCCTGCCGTATGTAGGAATTGTTAACGATATTAAGACGGGCGCAAAGGTAATAAAAGCTACTGCTCTAGCTGGCCCAAGACTTGCTAAGGCTGGCGTTGGTGTTGCTCCTACTGTTGCTAAGGCTGTTGTTTCGCCTAAAGAAACACTTGCAAAGGCTGCAGAAAACATTCGGGACAGAACTCGATTTAACGAATCTATAGCAGCCGATGCTCAACAAATAACATATCAAACTGTTGCAGCCAGAGAGCAGTCTCTTAACAGAATAATATCTTTAATAGAAGAAACTGCTCAAAAACCATTAAGCGAAGTTGCGGATAATTACGCAGCAGATATCGCAAAGATGCGGCAGGAAATAGATGCCTTTCCGTGGCAAGATAACACGATTAAGTTACTTTTTGAAGATGCTATTAAAACTGGGCAGAAGTTAACTCAAACAAAAAGAAATCTGACTAATTTTAACAAAGCACTTGCTCAATACCGTGATGAGGTTAGTACTGCTGGTCGAATTATAGATAACCGTCCAGGTTCATTTGACAACGTGACTGTGCTAACTGATGCGACTAAAGTTGCGGTTGATGCTGATGATGTTACAAAAACTCGTGCCGTTGCCGATGGACTAAACGCTCGCGCTGAAAAGGAATTGACTAGGCGGCAAGCATCATCAGTGCAGGGAGGCATAAGAGACGTTTTTAACTACGTCGAAAAAAGCAAGGTTGGTGTTGTTAGCGGGGCAATAAAAACAGTAGTAGGTTCAATTACACCATCTCTGCTAGTTGACATTACAAAACCCAGTATTATGGCAGAGCGGGTGAAATATGCTTTTAATCTGGCAATTGCGGCAACCATAGCTTCTACTAACGCTGAAGCCTTAATTAGTAAAATTGGTACGTCAGCTAGAGTTTTTGGGGATAGCATTGACGGTTCTATTGTTACGCTTTCTGCTGAGGATGCGAAAAAAGTTAGAAGGTTACTTCAAAGCAGATACACGCCAAAAACTCTTGAAACAGTAGAAATAGAGCCTAATCGCTTTCATTATTCTGACCTTGTTGCCGCAGTGGTAGATGTTCAGCCTCTCAGAACTCGTGCTGCTGAACTTCCAGGCGCAGTTGAAATTACTGAACTGGCTTTTGACATCAAGCCTCAGTTCAAAACTAGCAACAATCTTTTTTACAACGCAGATACTCGCACCTATACAGCCGCAGGTTATCACCTGATTGAAACCGCAAAGACGTATGGCGAACTGGCTAAGATGCTTGATGAAGCCGGTATTGCGGTGCGAAGGGGAGACACCGTTCTTACTGGCATAGACAGAGTGAATGACTTCATTACTAATGGAGCACATGCTTCTCGATACGCTTACAACAAAGCAAGCAAAGTTGAAAGAGTTGGTGACAGTCAAAAAGCACTTGAGTCTTTCTACAACGCACAGAGAAGCCTGATTGACCCAGATGACTTGCTTGAGGCAGTTGATACTGGTCGAGTTGCTTATGCAACCCCTGAAGATACCTTGAAACTGTATATGCAAGGTGCATACAAGAACATAGTTAACAATGCTCTTGACCAGAGGATGATTGATTTATTCGCAAACAACCCAGAATTAGCAGCTAAGTACGGTGTATCTGTTACTACAGGCAAAACTGGTGAAGGGTTCCGCTTGATAGCAGGTGGTCGTAAGGGTGAAGCTAGGCTTACAAGCAACCCCACAGTCCAGAAGGATGTGCGCGCTGCTGCTAGTGGCGAGGTAAAGTTAAACACTCCAGAAAGACAGTTGTTTAACTCACTTGTGTTTGACAATGAAGCCTCTGCTAGAAAATTTGCTAAAGATTTTGACATCCTCCTTGATGCAGACAATAACGATTTAGTCACTTCGGTTAAGTTGTGGACAAACCGTAGTACTCTTGTTCGCGGTGCTGCTGATGTGTCTAGAATCTTCCGATTTGCTGGCACTGGCATTGACTTAGGCACAATGGCTATCTATGCACCTATTGTTCTAGGCAAAGCCAACTACGACGTTTTGGCGGGTATTGCTAAAGGGGATGCAAAGCAAGTAGCAAGAGGCCGAGCCATAAACAAGGCTATTGCTAACGCAACTGTTGATAGCTTTCTAGCACTTGCTACGCCACAGCAAATTCGTAGCAGGACTTTTTCTTATGCTAGGCAAGCAGATTGGGCTGATGCAGCAGAGCATGGCCTAACGGCAAGCCGTTCTAATGTTGAGTTCTTTGAGGCACTGAACTCTCACGGCCCTATCACAAAGTATTTTGACACAAGAATAAACTCAAAGTTTCCTGGGCAAGCCCCCATACAAAAATACATCAAAGGTTTTACCGGCAGATTTGAACTGTCTTTCTCAACTTTTATTGATGAGATGAAGTTGGGAACTTATAAGGCGATGACACAAAATGCTGATGAAGTTACCAAAAGGTCTGTTGCAGACTTCTTGAATAAAGCAACTGGGACTATGGATTCAGCAGCTAGCGGTTTGTCCCAGACACAGAGGCAGTTAGAGTCTGCCTTCCTGTTCTTCTCTCCAAGAATGACTCGCTCGATGATTGCCTTGCTTTCGGATTCTGTGACTCGTGGTGGCATAGAAGGGCAGATGGCAAGGCAGGGCGTGCTGACTGCATGGCTAGGGTTGCAAGGGATGACT